CCGCTTCCCGTTCGAGAAGACCATCAAGCCCGTGCCGAACGAGCCCCGGATCGAGGCGATGTTCCGCTTCCTCCACGACATGCCGCTCGCTCGCCAGAAGCTCTGCATCGTCGAGTTCGCCAGCGAGGAGGTGTCGCTGATCACGTCGACCGAGGCCGACCTCCTCATGGACGCCTGCGGGTTGCGCGAGGTGTAGATGGCGCGCGAGGGGGGCACGACGGCGAGGGTCGAGGGCGACAGGCGCGCCTACGCCGAGGCTGCGCTCGCCCAGGAGGTCGCCGCCGTCCAGAGCGCCCGCCCCGGCCTGCGCAACAGCACCCTCAACCGCGCCGCCTACAGCCTCGGCCAGCTCATCGGGGCGGGCGCGCTCGACTACGAGCGCACCGCCGCCCAGCTCATCGCCGCCGCCAGCCAGGCGGGCCTCGTGGAGGCCGAGGCGACGCCCACGGTGCGCTCCGGCCTCAAGGGCGGCATGGCCGAACCTCGCGCCTTCAAGGACGCCCCCGTGCGCCGTTCGAGTTCTGCCGCCGAGCATCGAGAGGCGGCGCTGGGGATCTGGCGCAACGCGGTCGCGCCGCAGGAGACGTCGACCGAGCGCTACCTGAGCGCCCGCGGCATCACGATCCCCCTGCCGCCGACGATCCGGCACGCGCCCGCGATGGAGCACCCCCACACCGGCCTGCGCTTCTCCTGCATGATCGCCGCCGTCACCGGGGTCGACCGGCGCGTGCGCGCGATCCACCGGACCTATCACCTGGGCGAGGACGGCAAGGCGTGGGTGAACGCCCCCAAGCTAGCCCTTGGTCCGATCGCTGGCTGCGCCGTGCGTCTCGCCCCCGCGACCGATTCCGTGGCCCTGGTCGAAGGCGTCGAGGATGGCCTGGCGCTGATCCAGCTCACCGGGGCGCCCGCCTGGGCCGTGCTCGGGACGAGCGGCTTCCTCAACTTCGAGCCGCCGGCCGAGATCAGGCGCGTGGTGCTCGCCCCCGACAACGACGAAGCCGGCCGCGAGTTGGTCGACCGCGCCGGCCGGAGGCTCGCCGACATGGGCCTGACGGTCGAGACGGCCTTCCCCCCGAGCGGCAAGGACTGGAACGACGCGTTGCTCGAGCACGCCGAGCGCTCGGCCATAGCCGAGCACGACGGGGGCCTGACCACGCAGGACGCGGACGCGTTCGCGAAACTTCAGCTCCTCGGGCGCGCCGCGTGAGCAACATCGCCGAGCTGCCGACGCAGGCTTTCCGCCCCGCCTCCCGGCTCGGCGCCATCTGGTGGGAGGACATCACCTTCGCGCCCGGCGAGGAGAGGCCGCTGGTGAAGCGGCTGCTCTCCCAGGCGGCGATGAGCGTGGTCTACGGCCCCTCGGGCTGCGGCAAGTCGTTCTGCGTCATCGACCTGTCGCTCCACATCGCGCTCGGCTGGCCCTGGCGCGACCTGACGGTGCAGCGCGGCGGCGTGATCTACGTCGCCGCCGAGGGCGGACGCTCCGTGCAGAAGCGCGTCGTCGCCTTTCGGGACCACCACGGCGTCACAGAGAAGGACGTGCCCTTCGCCTTGGTGCCGACCGCCATCAACCTGCTCCGACCCGACGACGATACCGAGGCCCTGATCGCCGAGATCAAGGACGCTGCTGGGCGGATCGGCATGCCCATCCGGCTCGTGGTGATCGACACGCTCAGCCGCGCCTTCGCCGGCGGCAAGGAGAACGCGCCCGAGGACATGGGGGCCTTCGTCGCCAACCTGGACCGCATCCGCGAGGAGACCGGCGCCCACACCCTCGTCGTCCACCACTCAGGCAAGCAGGAGGCGAGCGGCGCCAGGGGGCATAGCTTGCTTCGCGCCGCGACGGACACCGAGATCGAAATCCGCCGGACCGAAGGAACCAAGATCGCCACGGCGAGCGTGCGGAAGCAGCGCGACGGCGAGGAAGATCAGGAGTTCTCATTCAAGCTTCAACGCGTCGTTCTGGGCGAGGATAACGATGGCGATCCGATCACTACTTGCGTTGTTATTCCTGTGGAAAGCGTCGATAATCCCGTTCCTAAAACCCGAGTTACAGGCGCGACAAAGGTTGCGCTCGACCTCCTTAAGCGCGCCATCGCGGACGCCGGGGAGGCCCCGCCCCCGAGTAACCAGATACCCGGACATGTCCGGGTTGTCCGGTCGAGTCTCTGGAAGGCCTACTGCGAGAAGGGCCAGATCGCCGACGGGGAGACCCCGGACGCCATCCGCAAGGCCTTCAAGCGCGCCGCAGAACGCTTGCAAGCCGCTGAAATCATTGGAGTTCACGACGAGTGGGTATGGCTGACCAAGTGAGGCGGACAAAGCGGACAACGGCGGACATGTCCGGACATGTCCGGTGGGACATTTGGCGGACACCCACCCCCTCGGATATCCCCCCTTTAGGGGGGTATCCGGGGTGTCCGACAGTCCGGACATCCGGAAACTGGACCTTGGAAAGGAGCTGAAAATGGCGCTCGGGTCGAACGAAATTCTGTCGAAGCAGGGCGGATTTCGCCTAGGCGAAATGGCTGAAACCCGCAGCAATCCGCCCTGCTGCGCGGTCTGTGGCAAGCCGCTCGGCGGCCAGGTCACGCTCGACGCCACGTCGACCCGCGAGGGCGGCGAGTTCCGCCTCACCTGCGACGACGGGGACGAGGCGCACACCGATGGCGTCGCCTACTGGATCGACGTCGAGCCCGGCCAGAAGACGGCCTTCGTGCTCAAGCACGTCGGCGCGAAGTCCTGGGCCGATCCAACGCGCGTATTCGACGCGCTATGGCCGTGGTTGCGCGAGCAGCATCACTGATGCCGACCTCAGCGCCCGAGCACGTCCGTCGCGGGCGGATGCACCCCCGCCAGCTCCTGGATCGCATGCGTGCAGCTCAGGATGCTGCGCAGGGCGAACTCGCCGTGAGCGCCCGCCGCGCCGCTCCCGACGATTTGGGCGCGCGCGGACCTCATGATTTCGCCGACGTCATCAGGTTTGAGAATTCCCCGCGCGATCAGGTGACGCATCAGCGCGGCGACGCTGAAGCTCGTCGCGATGGCGTTGGCTTCCCCAGGGCCCATCGCAGGCTCGTCGGTCATCGCTGTCCCCCCTCGCTTCGGACCACGCGCCGGGAGCCTACGCGCTATCCGGCCGACGGTCACAAGCGACCGGACGAGGACTATTCCTGCTGCTGCGCCAGCGGCAGCGAGCGGATCAGCCGGCCGGCGGCCTCGCCATGCGGCTTCGCCTCGGCGATCAGCGCCGCGCCGTGCAGCGCCCTGGCGGCGGCTTGCGCGTCCAGCGTGCCGCTCGCGACCAGCTCCCGATACAGCGCGTCCATCATCGCGAACGTCGCCAGCGCGATGTCCGTGGTGGTCACATTCGAGAGAAACGACATATCCGCGCACTCCAGCACAGCGGCGGCGTGGACATCGCCCCCTGGGCACAGTGCAACTCTTCCTCGTGCGGGGCGCAACTGTATTCGGTCCATTTACACATTCTGATTACGTGAATTAGGACAGGTCGGACGCCACAGCGCGCGTGAGGGGGAGAGATGTCGGAGCACCGCAAGCTTGAGCCCATCGGCGACCTGGCCAGCGAGGCGCAGGCCGCGCCCGAGGTCGCCCAATGGTTCGTCGTCGTCGCCAAGCAGCACAATGAGAGCTGGGCGGAGGAGAACCTGGCGAAGCAGGGCTTCGAGGTCTACGGGCCGAAGTACCTGGCGACGCCGACAGGCCGGCCGGGGAGGCCCGTGGTGGCCCGCCCGCGCCCGCTGTTCCCGACCTACCTGTTCGCCCGCGTCGGGGCCTCCGTCGCCCGCTGGCAGTCCGTGTTCTCGACCCGCGGCGTCCACGGCGTGCTCAAGGGCGCCGGCGGCAGCTTCATGCCGGTGCCGGACGAGGTGATCGACCGTATCCGGCAGGAGGAGGTCGACGGGCTGGTGAAGGTGCTGCCGAAGGCGCCCTTCGCCAGGGGCGAGCGCGTGCGCGCCGCCGGCTCGCCGCTGGACGCCCTGTTCGAGGAGGAGGACGACGAGCGGCGCGCCTGGGTGCTGATCGACATTTGCGGGCGTAAGCTGCGCCAGCGCGTGGCCGTCGACCGCCTGGAGCGGGCTTGACGCGACTCGCGACTGCGCTTACGGTCCGTCTCGCGCGCACCTCCTGGCGAATTAGGCCAGCCGAGGTGCTGACGCGTGAAAGCCTTCAGTCGTCCTTCTCGGCCTCGCGGATTGCGCGACGGCAGTCTTTCGCTGAGGTGTACGGGCCTATCCGACAGTAACCGTCGTCGTCGCGACCGTAGTAGCCACCCTCCTGCACTTTGTACATGTCGGCGTCCTCATCAGGCACGTAGACTACGTCCAACATTTCTCACCTTCTTCGCCCTTTCGGGCCGTTGATATGGGGTGCCCCGGCTGGGCAGCAAGGAGGCCATCTCGGCTGAGCGGGTGCCTCATTTCGCCCCCCAGGAACGCAGTCCGCCGGCCCCGTCGCGACACAAGGGCTGGTAGGTCGCCCACGCCTGGCTGAGTCCGCAGCGGCCCGCCGGCGCAGGGCGTTCAGGCCTTCGGTCCCACGCTCTTTTCCGTAACGCCCCTTATGCGCCGCCGCGCGGAACGAAACCGCCGGCGCGGTCCTATCGTCCCCGACGCGTCAAGACGCCGCCGCGGGGAGCGCGGCCCGGACGGCGGCGACCAAATCCTCCGATGCGACCGGCTTGCGCAGATACGCCGCCGCCGGCACGGACCGACCGAGTTCTTCGCGGGCATAGGCCGAAGCGATGACGACGTTCACGCCGCCGGCAATCAGTTCGCTCGCCAGCTCAAGGCCGTCCAGGTGCCCGCGCAGGTTCAGATCGACGACGGCGACAGCGGGCATCTCGCGGCCGATACGGGCGCGCGTCTCTTCGGGCGAGGCGGTGATCGCCGCGCGCATGCCGGCCGTTTCGAGGGCCCATTGCATGTGGAGGGCGAGGATCAGTTGATCCTCGACGACGAGCACGAGGGGAGCGCTCTGCGACATGGGCGCGGAACCGTACGTGCCTCGGCATCAACTGGCGAATGCACGATAGACATAAGCACAACGAGATAGAGGCTCGTCGTATGGCCCCGCTCGACATCGGCGGCCTCCACTTCATCGCCGGACTGCCGCGCTCGGGCTCGACGCTGCTGGCGGCGATCCTGAGGCAGAACCCGGCGGTCGTCGCCGGCATGACCAGCCCCGTCGCCACGCTCTACCGCGCGATGGAAGACGCGATGGCGCGGCGGCAGGAGACGTCGATCTTCATCGACGACGAGACCCGCCGGAGGGTGCTGCGCGGCGTGTTCGCGGCTTACTACGGCGGGGCCTGGGGCCATCGCCTGATCTTCGACACCGGCCGGATGTGGTGCGCCAGGATGGCGGCGCTCGCCGAGCTGTTCCCCGACGCCAGGGTCATCTGCTGCGTCCGCTCGCTCGGCTGGATCATGGACAGCTTCGAGCGCGTCCACCGGAGCAACCCCTTCGAGGCGAGCGGCGTCTACGGCTTCGACACCGGCGGCACGGTCTACAGCCGCACCGCCTGCCTCGCGGGCGGCGGCGGAGTGGTCGGCTTCGCGCTCAACGCGCTGCGGGAGGCTTGCGCCTCGGCCCAGGCGGATCGCCTGCTGCTGGTCGAGTACGACGACCTCTGCCGCTTCCCTGAGGAGACGATGGCGCGGCTCTACGCCCACATCGGCGCGCCGGCCTTCGCCCATGATTTCGAGGTGGTCGAGTATTCGGCCGGCGAGTTCGACGCCCAGCTCGGCGCCCGCGGCCTGCACGACGTCCGCGGCCGGGTCGAGGTGAGGGAGCGGCGCTCGATCCTGCCGCCCGACCTCTTCGCCAGCTTCGACAACGATCAGTTCTGGAGGCAGGCATGGCCGGCTCCCTCATCGGCGTCGTCTACAACCCCGACAGCGGCGTCGCCCTCAGGACGATCATCACGGAAAGCGCGACCGAGGACGCTCTGATGCAGCAGGGCTGGCCGGGCCTACAGCAGGGCGAGGCCATCGCCGTAGTCGAGCGCCAGGCGGTCGGCGTCCCGCGCATCGAGCGCGTGATCGCCGCGGCGAAGAGCGCGCACGGCGTCGACATCATTGAAGCGCCTCGCTGCGCGGTAGTCGACGCGAGCCATCGCGTGGTCGATGTGGTGAAAGCGGACCCGACGACGTATCGCGTACCGGCCGTCACCGCCGAGATGCTGCGCAAGATCGACGCACTCAAGGCGCACGAGCCGGAGTTCGCGCTGACCCCGACGCCCCCGTTCAGCCTGAAGGCGAGCCCTGAGGCCGACGTCGGTGATAGCTTCGCTGGAGATCAGCTCGTGAAGCGCCCGAGCGCCAAACCGGCGGTCATCGACCCGTGACCACCGTCGTCATCACGGCCAGCCAGACCTATAACATTCCGCTCGGCGTCACGGTGCTGACGCAGATCGACGCCATTGGCGGCGGCGCCGGCGGGAACTACGCGGGCGGCGGCGGTGGAGAGTGGCGACAGATCGTCAATCTCGCGGTGACGCCGAGTGCGGGCTATTCGGTCGTCGTCGGGGCGGGCAGCGCAGGCTCGGGGGGCGGCTACGTCCACATCTCGGCCGGCGGCGACAGCAGCTTCAAGAACACGTCGACCATCAATGCGAAGGGCGCGGCTGGACATCACGCCAACGGGCTGAGCCCTGGGGCCGGCGGCACTGGCGGAACCGGCACCTACGGAAGCAACGGGGGCGCTGGCGGGGGCGCGCCGAACGGCGGCGGCGGCGGTGCGGGCGGCCCGAACGGCGTCGGCGGGGCCGCCGGTAACGGGCGCGTGCGCGGCGGCGGGGGCGGCGGCGGTGGAAACGGCGGGGGCGGCGCCGGAGCAGCCGGCGGCTACACGTCGAACGGCAACGGACCGGGCGGCGCTGGCGGCAACAACGCAGCGGCGGCGGGCGGCGGCGCGGGTGGCCTCGGCGCGCCGACGTCGTCGGCAGGCAGCAATGGATCGAGCGGCGGCGGCGGTGGCGGCGGGGGCACGCACGGCTACGCCGGTAAGGCCGGCGGCAACGGCTCGATGGGGGTCGACCTTCCGGGCGGTATGGGCTCGGGCGGAGGCGGCGCTGGCGGCGGCATGAACGGCGGGGCGCACGGCGCGTCCGGAAAGTATGGCGCCGGCGGCGCATCCACCAAGGGCGCGGCGCCGGGCGTCGTCATCATCCAGTTCGACGCCGCAGCCGCGGGCCAGCCCACCGCGAAGCGCCACGGCGGAGTGCCCGGCATGACGCAACGCTCGCCCTTCGGCGGCGCAGTCTGGAAGGCGGCCTGATGGCATCGAGCGACGCCCGCCCGGTTCCTCGCAAGAACGTCGCCTACCGGGCGACCTTCCCGATCTTCGACGCCGACGGCGACCTGGTGACGGGCGCGACCGGGCTCGACTCGGAGGTGTCGAAGGACGGCGGCACGTTCGCCGACTGCACGAACGAGGCGACCGAGATCGCGACCAGCTCGGGCATGTACTACCTGGACCTGACGTCGACCGAGATGAACGCCGACACGGTGGCGATCATCGTGAAGACGTCGAGCTCGGGCGCGAAGACGACGGCGCTGGTGCTCTATCCCGAGGAGCTGGGCGACTTCCGCGTCGACCCGCAGACCATCTGGGACGCGCTCACGGCGGCGCTCTCGACCGCCAACAGCATCGGCAAGCTGCTCGTCGACAACATCAACGCGACGATCGGCTCGCGGCTCGCCTCCGCCGGCTACACCGCGCCGGACAATTCCGGTATCGGCGTCGCCGCTGCGGCAGCGGTGAGCGCGGCGGCCGACGCCGCGACCGCAGCCGCCGCCTCCGCGAACCTGGACGTGGCCGTTTCGAGCCGCTTGGCCGATGACGACTACACCGCGCCGCCGAGCGCCAGCGCCATCGCGACGGAGGTTTGGGCCGCCGTGCTCGACGGCACCCGCAGCGCGGCGCAGCTCATGCGCGGCTTCGCGGCCGTGCTGCTCGGCAAGTCGTCCGGGCTCGACAGCGGCGCGCCGAAGTACCGGAACATCGACGACGACAAGGACGTGGTGGACGGCGTGTCCGATGAGCACGGCAACCGCTCGGCCGTGACGCTCGATCTCACCTGATGCTCGGCCGGGCTTTCTTCGGCGGCGGCTGGTACGGCCCACGCTACTTCGGCGCAGGCGGCGAGTTTGTGCCGCCGGTCGACGAGCCCAGCCAGGGCGGCGGCTGGCTCCCGCCTCCCCGCCCGCGCCGCTCCCGCGCCGAGCTGGACCGCGAGCAGGAGGAGCGCTGGCTCGCCAAGCAGCGGCAGGACCGGGAACTCGAAGACGAGCTGGCGGGGATCTACGACCGCCTGCACGGCCTGACGCTCCCGCCGGCCGAGGCCGAGGCCGTCGCGGCCGAGGTGGCGACCGCCGTCGCGCCCTTCGTCGAAGAGAGGCAGGGCCGGGTCGACTGGTCGGCCCTCATCGCTGACGCCCAGGCCGTCGAGACGATGCTGCAGGTCGCGAAGCGGCTGCGCATCGACGCGCGCCAGGCGGAGACGAACGAGCTGCTGACCATCCTTCTGCTGGCGAGCTGACATGCGACAGGGCGTCGAGATCACCGAGGCGGAGAAGGCCAGGTTCCTCGAGCGACTGGCCGAGACCGCGAACGTCACAAAGTCGGCGAAGTCCGCCAGGGTGGGGCGGGCGACGGTCTACGCCCACAAGCACGCCGACCCCGCGTTCGCCAAGGCCTGGGCCGAGGCGGTCGAGCTGGGCACGGACGCGCTGGAGGACGAGGCGATCCGTCGCGGCAAGGACGGCGTGCTCAAGCCGCTCGTCTCCGGCGGCAAGATCGTCGGCACCGTCCGCGAATACAGCGACGGCCTGCTGAACACGATGCTGAAGGCGCGCCGGCCGGAGAAGTTCCGCGAGCGCACCGACACGACGATGGTCGGCGCCTTCCACCACACCCACCACGGCCCCGACGCCCCGCCGCGCGAAACCCGCGAGGAATGGCTTGAGCGAAAGCTACGAGAAAATGCGGCCGTGGGCGCCGCAGGTGGGGCCCCAGCTTGACGCGATCAGCGCGCATTGGCTCGACGAGCTGTTCTTCGGCGGCGCGCGCGGCGGCGGCAAGTCGGACTTCCTGCTGGGCGACTACGCCATGGACGTCCTGCAATGGGCGGACGCCTGGCGCGGCATCCTGTTCCGCGACACCTACAAGGAGCTTGAGGAGCTTGTAGCCCGCGGCCGGCAGCTCTACCCGGCCATGTTCCCCGGCGCGCGCTTCCACGCCCAGGATTCGGAGTTCCGCTTCCCGAACGGCGCGAACCTCAAGCTGCGCCATCTGGATCGAGACGCCGATGTCGACGAATACCAGGGCCATCAGTACACCTGGATCGGCTGGGACGAGATCGCCAAGCGGGCGACGCCCTACGCCTACCACGCGATGAAGGCCTGCCTGCGCTCGGCCGCGCCGATTCCGAACAAGCGCATCCGCTCGACCGGCAACCCCGGCGGCGCCGGCCACAACTGGGTGAAGGCCTACTTCGCCATCGACCGCCACCGCTTCGGCGGCGTGCCGATCGATGACCCCGAGACGGAAATGACCCGGATGTTCATTCCGTCGAAGGTGCAGGACAACCGCATCCTGCTCGCCAACGATCCGAAGTACGTCGCCCGGCTCCGCGGCGTCGGCTCCGAGGCGCTGGTGAAGGCCTGGCTCGAAGGCGATTGGGACGCCATCGCGGGCGCGTTCTTCGATGCCTGGAGCGTGCTGCGCAACGTGGTGCGGCCGTTCGAGGTGCCGAAGCACTGGACGCGCTTCCGCTCGCTGGACTGGGGCTTCGCCAGGCCGTTTTCGGCCGGTTGGTGGGCCGTCGCCTCCGATCCGCACCGGCTGGCGCCGACGATGGCCGACCGGCGCGAGATCGTCATCCCGAGGGGCGCGCTCGTGCGCTATCGGGAATGGTACGGGGTCAAGACCAAGGAGGACGGCACGCGCGAGCCGAACGTCGGGCTGCGCCTGACCGCCGAGCAGGTGGCAGAGGGCATCCTGGCCCGCGAGAGCGCCGAGGAACGCCAGCTCATCGCCTACGGCGTCGCCGACCCCTCGATGTTCGCGCAGGACGGCGGCCCGTCCATCGCCGAGCGCATGTTCAAGGTCGGCGCGATCTTCCGCCCGGCCGACAATGCGCGGGTCTCCCGCGGCGGCGCGATGGGCGGCTGGGACCAGCTCCGGGCACGGATCGCCGGCGACGAAGCCCGGCCGATGATCTTCTGCTTCAGCACCTGCGAGGACTCGATCCGCACGCTTCCGGTGCTCCAGCACGACAAGGACAAGGCCGAGGACCTGGACACCGACGGCGAGGACCATGCGGCGGACGAGTGGCGCTACGCCGCGATGAGCCGGCCCTGGACGGCGCCGACCCCGCCGAAGCCCGAGGACAAGGGACCGCTCGGCATGACGCTCGGCGAGATGACCAAGGCGCACTTCGCGAGGAAGCGGCGCGAGCGAGAGGGCGACTGACATGCAGGACCAGAGCACCATCTCGCCGAAGACGACCGTGCAGGTCTCGGCGTCGACCAGCACCGCGAGCGCTGCGCTGACGCCCTCCGGGCATGTCGGCAGGGTGCGGGTGCTCAACGCCGGCTCCGTCGTGACCTACGTCAAGTTCGGCGGCGCGAGCGTGACGGCGACGGCGGCCGACCTTGCGCTCGGGCCGAACGAGGCCGTGATTGTGGACGCCGGCGCACATACCCACATCGCCGCGTTGACGGCATCCAGCACCGCCACCGTTCACGCGACGACGCTGGCGAACTGATGGCCGGGAACGACGCCGAGGCCGAGGAGGAAGGCGGCGGCACGCTCGAACGGCGCGAGGACGCCGGCCGCGGCCCGGCGGGCGTCGTCAAGCTCTGGCTCATGGAGCTGGAGCTGGCGCGGAAGACCGAGAAGAAATGGCGCAAGCGCGCGGCCGAGGTCGACAAGGTGCGCCGCGGCGACGCCCGCATGGGCAAGACCGGCCGCGAGTTCAACATCCTGGCCGCCAACGTCGAGACGCTGCGCCCCTCGCTCTACAGCGCGACGCCGAAGCCGGATGTGCGCCGCCGTTTCCGCGACAAGGACCCGCTGGGCAAGATGGCGGCGCTGGCGCTGGAGAGGGCGTTGGCCGCGTCCTGCGACCTCTACGACTTCGACGGCGTGATGGAGCAGGCGGTGCTCGACTACCTGCTGCCCGGCCGCGCCGTGACGCGGGTCCGCTACGTCCCGCACTTCGCCGAAAAGACGGGCTCGGACGGCCAGCCCTACGAGGCGATGGCCTACGAGGAGGTGATCGCCGAGCACGTCGACTGGCAGGACTTCCGCCGCGGCCCCGGCCGGAAGTGGTCCGAGGTGCCCTGGATCGCCTTCCGCAGCCGCATGACGGTCGCCGATTTCGAGGAGGCCTTCGGCAAGGAGCTGACCGACGACGAGCTGAAGGCGCTCGCCCCCGACCATGTGCCGGACGGCGTGAGCGACAAGGAGGCGAAGGAGGAGCCGAACGTCTTCAAGCGCATCACCACCTGGGAAATCTTCGACAAGGTGAAGCGCGAGAAGGTGTTCATCGCGCCGGCCTACGCGAGCAAGCCGCTGAAGGTCGAGCTCGACAAGCTCAAGCTGCGCGACTTCTTCCCGATCCCGCGGCCGATGTACGCGGTGGAGAGCAGCGACACCCTGATTCCGGTGGAGGAATACCGGCAATACAAGGACCAGGCCGAGGAGCTGAACACCGTCACCGCGCGCATCAACAAGCTCGTCTCGGGCATGAAGGTGCGCGGCGTCTACGCCTCGGTCGTGAAGGAGTTCGAGCAGCTTCTGAGCGGCGCGGCCGAGAACGACATGATCGCGACGAACGGCGCGGAGCTGTTCGGCTCGGGCAAGAAGCTCGAAGACTTCATCTGGATGATGCCGATCCGCGAGCAGGCCGAGGTGCTGATGCAGCTCGTCCAGCACCGCGAGCAGGTGAAGCAGATCATCTACGAGGTCACGGGCCTCGCCGACGTGCTGCGCGGCGCGACCGACCCCGAGGAGACGCTGGGCGCGCAGCAGCTCAAGGCGAACTGGGGCTCCAAGCGCATGCAGCGCCGGAGCAAGGAAATCCAGCGCTACGCCCGCGACATCATCCGCCTCAAGGGCGAGATCATCGCCGAGCGGTTCGCGCCCGAGACGATCAGGATGATGACCGGGCTCCCGGTCACGCCCGAGATGATGGCGCTTCTGCGCGACGACGGGCAGCGCGGCTTCCGCATCGACATCGAGACGGACAGCACGGTCGCGGGCGACGTCATCGAAGACCAGAAGGCCATGACCGAGCTGCTGGGCGGGATCTCGAAATACGTCGCCGAGATGGGTCCGGCCGTGGCGTCCGGCTACGTGCCGGCGCCGCTCGCGTTCCGGATGCTCGCGACCGCCGTCCGCCGCTTCAAGATGGGCCGCGAGGTGGAGGAGGAAATCGACCAGCTCGCCGGCGAGCAGATCGGCCCGGACGGGCAGCTTCAGCCGCCGCAGCTTCCGGCCCCGCCGCCCAGCCCCGAGGCGCAGGCGCAGGAGGCCGAGATGGCCATGCGCGAGCGCGAGATGGCGGGCGCGGCCGAGGAGCGCCAGGCGAAGGCGCAGGCGGAGCAGCAGAAGGCGGCGGTCGAGCAGGAGCGCGCCGCAGCCGAGGCCGACTTCCGCAACCGCGAGCTGGACCTGCAAGAGCGCACCTTCGCGTTCTCGCAGCAGCAGCACGCCGACGCTCAGGACCTGGAGCGGCTGAAGATCACCGAGGCGCGCGCGGCCCGCGAGGACGGCTACGAGCAGGACGAGATCAAGCGCCGCGCCGACGGCCTCCCCGCCGACGACTACGAGGAGAACATGAACAAGCTCGCCGAAGCCGTCGCGCAGCTCGCACAAGCGATCGTGCAAGGCCAGCAGCAGCAGGCCCAGCGCGACGAGACGATCATGCAGGCGCTGATGGCGCCGAAGGAGATCGTGTTCGACGGCAAGGGCCGCCCGACCGGCGTCCGCCCGGTGCTCCAGTGACCGACGCCGAGATGGTCGCAAGGGCGAGGCGCGGGCTGTGGGCCGGCTGGTACGGCCTGCTCGCCGGCTACGCCCTCGCCGCCGTCCTGCTCGTCGTGTGGGCGCCCTGATGGTGCGCGAGCGCTGGCGCTGGAACGGCAGGCGCATGGTCCGCGTGCGGCTGGACGAGGCTCCCCGCCTGCGCGGGGACGGCCTCCAGGTCATCCGCGACATCGACCCCTACATGTCGCCGCTCGGCACCGGCGAGGTCGGCAGCCGCCGCGCGCGCCGCGAGGAGCTGAAGCGCCACAACTGCGTCGAGGTCGAGCCCTCGATGCATCCGAGCCGGTTCAAGGGCCCGACCGACGACGGCATCGGCCGGCTGGTCGACCGCATCTTCCGCCACTCCTGAGGTAACGACATGCCCGAACTCGATGGCGACGCCCCGCTGGGCGGCGATCAGCTCTTCGACGGCCTGAGCGACAAGCTCGGCGCGATCTACGACCAGGTGCAGGCCGAGGACGCCGGCGAGGCCGCCGCGCCTGCTGCGGCGCCGGCCGAGGCGGAGAAGCCCGCGGGCGGCCCCGTGCGCGACCCCGCCACGGGCAAGTTCACCAGGGCGGAGGGCGCCACGGACGGCGACGCCGCCAAGGAGCCCGGCAAGGAGCCGGCGAAGACGGACGCCGCAGCGAAGGGCTCGGACGCCGCGCCGCAGCCGCCGGCCGCGTGGTCGGCCGAGGAGAAGGCCGAGTTCGCCAAGCTGCCGCCCGAGCTGCAGCGCAGCATCGCGCGTCGGGAGACCGAGCGCGAGACGGCGTTCTTCGGCAAGACCAACGAGCTGGCGGAACAGCGCAAGCGGTTCGACCGCCTGGAGCAGGTGATCGGGGCGCGCCGGGAGCACTGGCTGAAGAGCGGCATGGACGAGGCGACCGCCGTCGGTCAGCTCATCGTCCTCGCCGACATGGCGGACCGGGACTTCTCCGGCTTCGTCAAGCACCTCGCCGAGGTCCGCGGCTTCGACCTTCGCCAGCTCGTCGAAGAGCCCGCGGGCGAGGACGACGGCGATCCGCGCTACGCCGCACTCGAAAAGGAAGTGAAGGAGCTGCGCGCCCGCGTCGCCGGGCGCGAGCAGGCCGAAGCGAACGCCGCCGACGCCGAGAAACTGTCCCACATCAAGGCTTTCTCCGAGGACCCCAAGCATCCGCACTTTGAGGCCGTTCGCCTGGAAATGGCGGCGCTCATGCGTGCGGCTGGCGCGAAGGGTCAGACCCTCTCGCTCGAAGCCGCCTACGAACGGGCGTGCTGGTCGGACGAGGGCGTGCGCAAGCAGCTCCAGGCGGAGGCCGACAAGGCCGCCGCCGCTGCGCGCGAGACCGAGGAGAAGCGTCGAGCCAAGGAGGCCAAGGAGGCCGCCGGAACCCGCGTCAACACGCGCGGGAGCATGCCGGGCCGGCAAGCCAAGGGAACCTGGCTGGACACGATGGGAGCCGCCTACGACCGGATGCAGGGCGCGGCCTGAGGCCCGCCCTTTCAAAGGATTCCTGAACCATGCCTTCCCCGAACGCGACCTTCACGGAGATGATCTCTTCGACTCTCCGCGACCACCCCAAGGACGTCGCCGACGCTGTGAGCAATCACAACGCCCTGCTGCGGCGCCTGCTCAAGAAGGGCAAGCACCGCGTCTCCGACGGCGGCTACGAAATCGTGTGCCCGCTCGAATGGGACGAGAACAACACCTTCCTGTGGTACTCGGGCCTGGAGAACCTGAACATCGGCGAGTCCGACGTCCTCTCCGCGTCCAAGTACGACTGGAAGCAGGCGAGCGCCCACGTCATCAGCTCGGGCCTGCAACTGCGCCAGAACGCCGGCCGCAATCAGCTCATCAACCTCGCGAAGGTGAAGCTGACCAACGCCATCCGCACGATGAAGAACAACCTCTCCATCGGCGTCTACTCGGACGGGCTGGGCACCGGCGGCAAGCAGCTCACCGGGCTCCAGGCGCAGGTGTCGGACGCCGGCACCGGCACCGTCGGCGGCATCGACTCCGGCACGGTGACGATGTGGCGCAACATCGTGCAGTCGGCGGCGGCTCCGCTCCAGGGCGGCGGCGCGATCACGCCGAGCAAGAGCACGATCAAGGCGCTCATGAACTCGCTGGAGCTGGCGGGCCGGCGCGGCGGCGACGCCTTCGACCTCTGGATCATGGACGACACCTACTTCACGTTCCTGTGGGAGTCGCTCCAGGACCTCCAGCGCTACGCCTCGGCCGATGAGGCGGAGGCCGGCTTCAACGTGCTGAAGTTCCGCGGGGCCGACGTGATCTACGAGTCGGGCGCCTCGGGCATGCCGGACGCGCATGCCTACGCGCTCACCACCGACTACCTCGAACTGGTCGTCCACGAGGACGCCAACCTGACCGAGCTCGGCGAGAAGCACTCGGTCAACCAGGACGGCGTGGTCATCCCCATCATCTGGCAGGGCAACCTCTGCACGAGCAATCGCGCTCGGCAGGGCGTCCTCAAGGCCTAAGGGAGGGCCCAACATGGCCTACCACGTCACCTCTCCCGTCCTCGGCATGCAGCCGATCGACGAGACCTCGACGACGCAGAAGCACCCGCTCGGGACCATCGTCACCGCGGTCGACCCGACGTTCGGCGTCGGCGAGTTCATCTACCTGCTCGGCGTCGCCAGCACCGCGGTCGGCTCGCTCGTGGCGTACAACACGGTGGGCTTCGCCACGGTCCTCGCTCCGGTCGGCAACAACCGGTCGCGTCCCATCGCGGTCGCGATGTCGGCCAATGTCGCCAGCCAGTATGGCTGGTACCAGATCGGCGGCGTGGCCGTGATGAAGAAGACCTGCTCGATCTCGCTGGCGGCCTCCGCTCCGGTGGGCGTGCTGACCATCGGGCTCGTCGCCGGCACCGGCTCGGGCAAGGAAATCCAGGGCGCCTACGTGGCCGCCGTCGCCTCGGCGACCGCCGGCCGCACCAGCGTCCGCGTGATGATCCAGCGGCCGAGCATGCAGGGCCGCATCACCTGAGGCGTTCGGCTTGGGGGCGGGCTCCGGCTCGCCCCCGGCCTTTCGATGGAGCTGCCATGCGCCTTCCCTTCGCGAACACGACCGTCAAGCACTGGAACCCCGGCGCGACGCTGCCGCTCGTGCTCCCCGTGCACCTCGTCTGCAACACCTCGGACGAGGCGATCTACGAGAACATCCGGGTGAATTCCGAACTGCGGGTGATCGGTCACGGGCACACCGAGGGTCGGAAGCACCCTTGGCTCAACGCCTCGGATGCGCATGGGGGCGTCGCCGTGCTCTGCGGCTCGGGCCCGAGCCTGGCGGACCATCTCGGCGACATCCGCGCCCGCGCCGCCGCCGGCGAGACGATCTTCGCGCTGAACGGCGCGGCGCGCTTCCTGGCCGAGCGCGGGATCATGCCCGACTATCAGGTGATCCTCGACGCGCGGCCTCAGACCGCCGACCTCGTGGGCCCGGCGCGCCAGCACCTGTTCGCGTCGCAGGTCCACCCGGACTGTTTCGCCAAGGCGCCCTCGGCGATCCTCTGGCACCTCCAGGTCGGCGGCCTGGAGCGGCTGTTGCCGGAGAACAATGGCGGCTACGTCCTCATCGGCGGCGCGGCCTCGGTCGGCAACACCGCCACCTGCGTCGTCTATGCGATGGGCTTCCGCAGCCTGCATCTCTACGGCTACGACAGCTCGCACCGCGGCGACGCCAGCCACGCCTTCGCCCAGCCGATGAACGAAGGCGAGCCGTGCGCCGTCGTCCGCTTCGCCGGCAAGGACTATCTCGCCTCGCTCACCATGAAGCTCCAGGCGGAGAAGTTCATGGTCACGAGCGCCGCGCTGAAGGCGGCCGGCTGCGCGATCGAGGTCCACGGCGACGGGCTGCTGCCCGACATGTACCGCGCTCCGCTCGACGTGCTGGAGGAGGCCGAGAAATACGAGCGCCTGTGGTGGATGGAGACCTACCGCGAGCAGTCGCCGGGCGAGGATTGCGCTCCCCTCTTCCTGGACCTCGTGCAGCCGGCCGGCCG